ATAAACTTTCGATTTATCGTTGGGTCGTTGTATCTGTTTTTCAATTGTTTAACCATTATCTGATTCTTTTCTTCAAGTTCTTCAGATGAAATTAATGCAAACATAAAGTCTGCCGTTGCTGGCAACCCAAATGATTCTGAAGTATCTTCAAGGCCGACATCACTACTTACAAAACCACTTCGAGTTGTTTGTGTAGCAGAGAATATTGGAATATCATGTTCGACTGCCATGCCTCTAAGTTCTTCAGCAATCGCCTTTATATATGTGTATGAATTAACATTTGAACCTGCCTTAAATCTTGACGAGGCACATATATTTAAATAATCTATAAAAACTATATCTGGTTTGAATGACTTCTTCAATGCAAGTTCACTTAATAAATTTTTGAAATGGCCTATGTGTGCAGTTGCAGTCGGATATTCTTTAATAATTAATTGACCGGTTGTTTTCGTTTGTAACTTATTTATCTTTGATTCATACATCTTATAAGGTAATTCTTCTAAATCACTCATGCCGACATTCAATAAATTCGCATCAATTCTTTCGGCGATTCTTTCTTCTGCCATTTCCATTGTGATGTACAATACATTCTTGCCTTGTAACAATGTTGTTGCAGCCAGGTGAGTCATAAACATGGTCTTACCGACACCGGTACCTGCAAGGCAGATGTTCAATGTCTTAGATGGAATACCACCTCTTGTAATCTTGTTGAAGAAATCTAAATCGAGTTCGAGTCGTTCTTCTTTTCTATTGTAATAATCATATCGTTCTTTTGACTCAAGTAGATAATCGTGCCCGACTTTCTGGTCAAATGAAACTGATAATGCCTCTGACAACATTTCAGGAAGATATTCTGGAGTATGGTCTTTATCTTTGCCATCAAGTATTTGAATACCGCCTAGAATTGCATTATGAATAGCACGGTCTTTACACCAGACTTCTGTTGTTTCAACAAGCCAATCTAAGTTAATGGGTTCTGGATTTAAAGATGAAATGATTTCATTCATTCTTTTGAATTCATCTTCGCTCACGCCTTTGTTTGAGTTCATCTCAATTGACAAAGATTCTTTTGTTGGAAGATTGTTATACTTATTTACAAACTCATATATTTGTGTGAATACAAGCTTCTCTAATCTATCTGTGAAGTATTCTTCTTTGATAAAAGGCAAAACCTTTCGACAATATTCTTCGTTATGGATTAGATTTCTAATCGCAGTCGTTTCAATTCTTTCCATCAAGTATATTCTCTTATGTTAATGTTATATTATACATTAGTTATCATTTAAAGTCAAGCAGATTCATTCTTTTCTTTCATTTGTTCCTCTAACAAAACAACCAGTATATCACCAATATGATTGATAAATTCTTGACTGTCGGTGTCTGCTTCTATTTTGTTTTCTATAACTGTATAATCAAACACCATCGGCAACGCACCGTTGACTGCCTCAGACTCAGGTCTGAATCCTACATTACCATATTTGTAAACGATACTTGCAAACGGACCACTAATCAGTTTAAGTCCTGTAAAGTCCTCTCCAGGTTTCTCTACAAAAACATAATCATCATTGTGTTTTGGGTCTGTGGTTTTATGTATCGGCGGTATCTTCCGTGTCTTGGACTTCTTCAATGTGGTCTCCGTACTTAAATTCTTTTGCACAAACGGCATCTAGTTGTTCTAGTATTTCTGGTGTATAATACTTTTCTGGATTATTATTTATAGTCTTACCAAAAGTCTTAGTGCCATCTGGCAACTCAACTCTTGTAGAAACTGATTTGAATATCCCATATTTCAATGCCAGTTCTAATAAACCATAGTGTCTATCTAAACCTTTGTCGTAAGTTAATCGAACATCAACCATTTTGTTTTCTTTGGTCAATCTTGACTTGTGGTTCTTGCAATGAATAATGTTACCGATTACTTCGGTGCCATTCTTTTCTTTGCGTTTAGAAAGATAGACAATGCTACTAGCGGCATATTTCAATCCTGACCCACCACCCATCTCTTTCTGTGGGAACATACTGCCCACCACATCATAAGTATGGTTTGTTATAATAAGGGGAACTGATGCTTTCCCTAACTTCAAGGTGAGTACTCGAAAGGCGGCTTTTACAATTTGTGCCCTTGTCATATCTTTTGTTTCTTTACCAGCTTGTGTATCTTCCATCTCTTTAGTAGTCGATAACATACCTAGAGAATCTAACACAAGTAGTATTGGTTTTCTTTCTGACTCTTTTTGTTCAATGTATTTGTCTAATACAGTAATCGCCTGATGTCTGAATTCTTGAACAGTAGTTACAGGCATTACGACCATACGCTTACTATCAATATCTCTTTCTTCAATCAATTCTTTTGTAATTGCAGATTCACTTTCAAAGAAGATAACACCAGCGTCTGGATTCTTATCTAAGAAACTCTTAACCATGCCTAGTACAAAGAATGTTTTACCTGTTGCACTTTCACCTGCAATAGCAGTTATCTTATTTGATGGCAGTCCTCTGTAAATACTACCGCCTAGTAATGCATTGAAAATATACGAACCTGTATCAATGAAATCGTTGACATCACCTGTCGAACCATCTGATACTAAACTTGCATATTCGTTACCTGTTTCTCTAATTATATCTTTTAAAAAATCACTCATGTTTTTAGCTCCACTTTATATTCGTGTTTATGTTGAGGGTCTGTGTTTCTTCTTTTGTATTTTACAGCCCATTCTGATTCTCTTTGAAATCCGCCTGGGAATTTATCTAGTGAAAGTTCATGGAACTGCCACTCTGAATCTGGTTCTGATTTTAGTCTTGTCTGTACGGTTAACATAATGGTATTATACTCTAATTATTTAGTTTTGTCAAGCATTTATTTAATCTTTCCAGTTGTATGAAGGCTCTGAATCATTCACATCATAGATGTTCGGGTGTTTCATTAGAGCAAGTCTATACGGCGTCCATTTGATACCTCTACCCCAACCAAGTTTGTTGATTATTTCTTTTTTAGTCATTGACTTGCTGTCTTTAATCCAACCAATAATCTCTTTTAACTTATCACTATCGCCCATTACCTTTTGCTTTGATAACAACTCGTTCATGTAATCATTCATTGCGACCATCTTGTCTTTATATATCAGGTTGTTATGTAGGTGTTCTAAGGACTCTCTTGCTCGAACATTTCTAATGTCTGTATCTAAATACATATTAAGGAGTATTAACGCTTCTTCATCAGTAGTAAAGCAGTCAGCATTAGAATTTAGTTCTTTATTATATGGAGCCCGATACATAATGTAAGGAACTCCGTTCATCATACCGTCTGTGGTTGCTACACTCCATCCACCATAAGTTTGTTTAGGAGAGAAACCAACACAGCAATCTTTAAGTCTATCGTAGTACCATTGTTTGTTACCTTTATCAGTAATCACATAATCTCTATTTGATTTGTCTAATAACGGCACCCATACTTTAAAGTCTTGCCTTGTTTCCCACAACTTATCTGTAAGTGCTATGAACTGTTTGAAATGTTTGTAAGTATCTGGTCTGTGATTGAATACAATAATCTTTTCAGGCGTTTCATTTATTTCAGATATGATATCACCTTTGTTGACACCCAAATGTTGTACAGTCAAAATGTTATCTAGTTTTTCAATAGTCTTATCGTTAAAGGTTTCTTTTGCTTGATTTATAACCAAGTCCTTTTGATGTTGTGTATTCAGATAACATCTCTCATACTCTAATAGTCCTGTAATATTTTGTAAAAAACTATCTTTAGTCCAAGCGACCACATCTTTCACATCAAACCAATGACAGTAACCAAACATCGGTGGGGTGTGGTGAGTTATATTATACATTGTATTTTTTAATGCGTGTGTATGTTCTGGCAAATGTGTCATTACTACATCAAAGTCTAAATCTTTATTTAAGATGTTTTTGATATCCTTTACGCTGAAGTTAGACCTCATTGTTGGCGGATATGTTTCAAAGTCTGTATAGTATTGTGTTACATTATCAAACGCCAGAGAAGGAACTGGACAAGGTAAAATAAGATAGAACCATAAGTCATCACGAATTTCATTTAACAATTTAATTTGATTTTTAATAACTTGAATATAAGAATCTTTTTCTAAGTCCTTTTGAAAAGTTATGTTAGGATACACAAGCACTCTAACAGTTTTATTTAATTTTTTATCTAAGTTAAAAAGGTTCATCTTATTATATCTATCTTATTCATAGTGTCAGCATTCCATACTTCTAGTTCTTTTCTTATTCTATCTTCTGATTTCAATTTATCATATCGGCTTGTTGCCTTTCTCTTCCACCAACTAATGATGTTTTCTAAATCGTGTTTATGGTAGTTCGGACCTTTGATTAGTGTGTCTGTTTTGCCTAATAGAACATCTTTGACATTTTCATAACCATAGTCTGACATATAAAATCTTTTCTGTGTAGTAACGCCTTCTGCTTTTTTCATAGCAGCGACAAACTTATCATGCAGTTCTATGTCTGTTTCTCTTAACTTCATTCTTATTAGTGAAATCATTTTTGTAGTAATCTTCATCTTACGACTTGCAGTTACATTACCATCTGCGGCATACTTAGGTATTAAGTCCTCTTTCACATCATCTTCAACAAGTTTCTTACAAGTGAAATATGCCTCTTCGCCAAGTGTTGGTACAAACTTAGATTCTGTATCACCCCTGTATCTCAAAAATGGTTTTAGTCCATCATACATAGACATACCTTTAATGTTTCCATAAAGACTTGTCGTTTCAAATAAACAAAATTCTGTATCATACTTTTCAACTAACATCTCTCGCACTTTATGTGAACAACAAATCAACGCCAATAGTTTACCGCCAAGATAGTTAAACCCAAATGGTTGTACTGGCACAATAATGAAACCCATTATCGCCCTTTTGTTAAAGATTTTCAAATCTGGCGTATCGCCAAGATAGTTATTTCTTGGTTTAGAGTTAATCAAAGGTGAACCTAGTTTGATG